CACCGAACGTCAAGAGTGGCGCTGTTTCAAAAAAGCTAATTTATTATCAATCAATTAAACAACCCTGTAAATCTACAAGAATATGAATACGCATAACATCACCCTATCGAACGAGACTGCTGAAATTATTTCCGCCATTCGTGCAACCAGTGCCAATTTTGACAATATACGTCAATTGTTGAACAAGCATTACCCCGAGAGTGTCGCAGACAAATTACTTGAACCGATGTCGGCGGGTTTAACCCCCGTGTATGATGCTCTACGTGATTTGCTTGATATGATTATGTTTGAAAACATCTATTCATTGAAAGAAGCCATTTAATGCCGATGCAACCGCCCGCCGGCAAACAATTTACAGTCTGTCGGTGGGCATTCGACGCAAAATAAAAACATCTGTAAAAAATATAATTCAAAAACTTGCATATAAGCATACAATTATATACCTTTGTGTCGTTGAATCAGTAATAAAAAAAATGAAATACAGTGAATTTCTAAAATTGGCAAAGAAAAACGGCTGGCGATTTCTTCGGCAGGGAAAAGGCAGCCACGAAATTTGGGAGAAAGACGGCAAAACAGTAGCTATCCCAAATCACGGAACAAAAGAGATACCTGTAGGATTAGAAAGAAGTCTAAAAAAAGAAATGGGATTTTAGAAAATTCCACTTCAAAAGAAATAGAAACAATGAAAACGATACAGATAGTAATAGAAAAAAGCTCCGATTCATACGGAGCATATGCGGAAAATGTACAAGGCATTTATGGTGCTGGAGATACTGTTCACGAATGCAAACAATCCATCTTGGATGCTATAGAAACGGTAAAATCCTTTGATGATGCCCAAATACCCAATGCGCTAAAAGGCGAATACAAACTATCCTATAAATTTGACACAGAAAGTCTTTTGCAATACTACAAAGGCATCTTATCAAATCCAGCTATTGAGCGTATTACCGGAATCAATCAAAAATTGATACATCAATATTCTACGGGATTGAAAAAGCCAAGAGCTCAGCAGCGAAAGAAAATAGAAGAAGGTTTGCACCATCTCGGCAAGGAGCTACTTGCAATAGAACTATAAGATTACTGATTCAACACCTGCTATTCTTTTTCTATTGCGCCGCCCTTGAAATAGAGGGCGGCTTTCACATCACCACTCCATATAAAATTACAATTCAAAAACTTGTACGCTTTATAAGCGTTTTCACATCTTTCTTTATTTCTTCTGTATTGTCTAAAATGCGCTTATTTGTCAAAATCAATGTGTCTATTTTTATTTCTGTTTTGACAATTATTTTTTCTACTGTATCTATCTTTGCCGGGAGATGCTGTAAACTATCGAGCTTTGCGTTTGCTTCAATGAGCTCTGCGCGTTGCAAGTCTATTTTAGCATGCAGCTCATTGTTCTTCGTTTTGTTAGTATAGTGCACACCTGTGAGGGCTCCGCCCCCGAAGCTCACAATCGCAATGATGATACCTATTAATAAATCCATCTTCATAATTTTACTTGAGAGATGCAAATATACTTATTATATCATCTCAATAAAGTGTTTTTAGGATAAGTCACTTGTACAACAAAAAAGCCCGATATTATTCGGGCCTTAATTAATTGATTGTAAAATCAATGTTAGATTTTATAGCATATCGTTTTAAATCATTTTTATACCTGCCAAGGGAAATAGAAGGGTGTATTTTCTGTTCTTTTGAAAACTTTATAATCGCATCATCTATTACTCGTCTGTTGTATATCACAATAGACCGCATCAGCTTATTCCATTCTACATTGTTTATCAAGTAACCCTGTGCCAGATTATTAGCCTCTAGTTCTAAATCGGTTTCCTCATTAATGTCTGTATTGATTAGATATCGGCCTTCTCCTTTGCTGTGATGCCTATACACATGAGCTATCTCGTGCATAAGACTAAACGCCAAATTGTCAAGTCTGTTATATCGTAAAGATAACACAATCGTAGGATTGTCCCCATCCCAAAATGATATACCATCTACCGGTGTCTTATCAAATTTGGACAGGATGAAAAACTTGATACCATATTCGTTCAATAAGCTCTCTAAACGAGATATTGTATTTGTGTTCTCATACAATAAAGCATTCACTTTTCTCACAAGCTCCTGCTCGGTTTCCTTTGAAAATTTGGTGTTTATTGTGTTTTTCCCAGATAACCACTTCGCTAAATATCTCCAACCAAATAGATTCATTTCATCAACTTGTGAATTGAATGATTTCCGATAAAGCACAGTAAGCCTTTGAGCGGAGTAGTTTTCCACAAGTTCTTCAATGTCTGAAAATTGGAATATATCTTTCAACACAACAATACTATCCGATATATCATCATTGATATATCCCAATTTTTTAAATATCTTTATTGGAATGTATTGGGAAATAATCGTCCAAAGTTCGATATTCTTTTTTGTTTCAACTATTTTTTTGTTGATGTTTGCCTTGTCAATATTGTATTGATTTTGAGCGTTCAACCAGTAGGTGGCTGGGATTTCTAAGGCATACTCTAATAATAGGGCTATCTCAGCATTTATAGAGCGCTTCCCTTTTATAATATCGTTTAAAACAGGCGCAGGCAAACTAATTAAACTTGATAGTTCTTTTTGCTTCATATTTCGAGCTATCAGCTCATCCTTAATTATCTCTCCAGGATGGGTTGCAATGTAGGGTATCATGTTGGTATTTTTTGTTTATTGTTTTCCTAATTGTCAATCTCCATAGTGCTTCGTTATCTTCTCTAATCCCACTGTGGATATTAATAGTGTCTCGTTGTCTTTGTAGCTTGTAAAATGTAGTCGATATTGCTCATTAATCCATACAACTTCACAGCCTCGCATATCCCCCACTTTCTTTTCATAATGAAGACTTTTTTGCAGATATAGACTCTCTATTCTCTCAGCATACCTTATTTTATTTACCGTCCTAACATACTGCTTAATTACACTCGAGGGGAGCTTGGAATACGGCTTGCGCTTCGTTCTTCCAAGCTCAAACAGCTCTTTTAGTGCGGGGTCTTCAAATAAAATCTTCATCAATTGATAACTTTACGCCACAAAAGTAGTAATATTTTCCTCATCGAGCTAATTTTTTAACATTATATTTATTATCATTTTTGATAATAAAAAAGAATGGTTCTGCCCGAACCTTTATACACATAATATCAATTAGTAGTATCAATACAGCCACACCACACTCTGAGGATGCCTCGTGCTGTCGTCAACGTGAACAAATGATTTATCTATCCCGATGCGGGTAAAACCGGCTTTGATGGCTGCTTGCACTATCTTAAAACGATTCTCGCTTGTGCTGCACCGAATATCTACAGCCTGCCCGAGCGTGTGCGCTCCGGTTCCGCTCCGGCCTTTGCTCCGGTCGTGTTCCGGCGAACGAAATGCAGAATTAATCACAAGAGGGATACCTGCTAAATCGCGCAAGGTGTCTAATCTGTTCATCGTGCTTTGTTTCATGTCTTGCAACGAACAAGACGGAGTACAAGCGTTAAACTCCTTTTCCTTGAAATGTCTGCTTGTTATCATAATTCATCTTTTTTTAATTCGGGCAACACATACTGAATGTTGATTGCCGCCTCGTTAATTTCACTTTTAATGTAATCTATATTTACGTTTGTCAATTCTGTTGTAAAATCGAGAAATATACTTCCTATCCAGCGTTTACCGTCATCCGACAGCGATTTTATCATTATCGACTTCGTTCCATGCATCATGGCGTAAGCCTTTGCTCGCTTGTCGCTCATGTCTGTTTCTACAGATTTGTAAAAGATGAAATCGCGAGTGGATATATCACCGATGAAGCCGGCGAAATTGGACATCGGCAGGTTGTGTATTACCTCTTTCATGCCGGCAATACCGTTCCGTTTTACCTCCAGCGAAATGGAAATGAACATCGAATTTACAAGCGGATGTGGCTGTAGGATATACACTCTGTCGGCTTTCAGGTAATGAAGTAACTCCCATAGTTCGCCGTATATCCGTGCGATGTGCGACGAACGTTCGGCGTTCTTATCCTCTTCCTCTTTCTTCCATTTTTCGATTTTCAAATCTGTAAGTTTATTTTTCGCATATTGATTATACGCAAAATAAGCCGCCACAATAGTCCCTACAGCACTCACAAGAGTAGGTATCCAGTTCAAATCCATTTTTATTTGCTCTTCAATTAAATTTATACTATCTTTACACTAAAATTATTAACTAATTATATTTTTACCATTATGAAAAAACTACTTCTTTTTTTAGCAGCTGCTTCGCTGCTGGCTTGTAAGCCGCAAAACGCACCCGAAGAACCGAAAAAGCCTATCGGGAAGCTCGACCCAAACGCTACGATAACCATACGCCCCGCCAAAGGGGTGCAGATACGGAAGCAAAGCTTTGGTGTGCAGACTCGTTCCAAAGCCACCGGACTTACGGCACTGGAGGTGGTGCAACAGGCGACATCCATACATTATCAATCGCATTATGCCGACAACCGGTACCATGAAGAGCTGGTTAGTCTCAGACGAGGTTTTCGCGAGGATATGAAAGATTTTACCACCCCTGCGCTGAAAATGCTTAGCCTTGATGTAATAACCTACGATGGAAAATATTTTCGCGATTTGACTTATTCAAAAAATGTGTATATCGTCAAGGTTACGGATGGGCATAAGGTAGATACGATTGCCTGCATTCCTGATGAGGTAATCAATGCGGCGCGTCCGCTAATCGAAGCCGCTTATAACGACAGCAATTACACCGAAGTGTACCGGCTGTTCGACGAAGCATTTACCTTCCGGCCGTTGTAGTTTTATCAAAGAACGTATTTGAAAGCCCCGATTGACTTCGGGGCTTTTTTATTGCATTAGTTTCTGCCGATAACCACGTAATCGAAACCACCCGAACCGTAAACCACAAAATGGGTTGCCGTTTTTGCTCCTACCCGGAACGTTACATTATTATTCGGGGTTATTTGAATTACATACTGATTATGGCTTAGCCCGGCGAGTGGCACTCGAAACCCTCCCGATATAGGCTCGGCACTATTCTGGCTTGACTTTGCACCCCACACATTGTATTGCGCTCCATTGCCCGACACACTCCCCGCGGCGAGGACTCCGGGTATATCCATATTAAACCCGCTGTTTGTCATCTCTACCATGAACTTAGACCCAAAGGCGGACAGAAATATTCCGTTTCGAGCTATCGCAAGTATCGAAATCGAGTTGTTATAGGAGGCATTCGGGGTGCTTATTTCGTTCACTGAGGCCGACACGGAAGCCGCCCCTCCCTCTATGTCATATCCAACATCGCTAAGCAATTGCACGCTATTCATTGTATTGGGCAGGGTTATACTGATCGATTTATCGACGGGGAAAGAGGAGATTGCCGAAATATTATAATCCGGGTGGCTGCCTCCCTGAAGTGTCGCCATAGTCCTATGGGCCACTAATGAATATACCGCCGCCCCATTCACAAGCACGTATACACTTGCTTTAGGATAAACGCGAGGTTCTGAGGCAACGACATGCATTGAGGCTTGAAAGCGCCTGGCCACAGTTCCTTTCATTTTTATGACATAGGTACCTCTCGGAAGGGAAACACTCGTTCCCCTTGTAAGATTTCCCGTTTGGCTTGATGAATTTACAATGTCCGAAAGAGGGAGGTTTTTAATAACACTCATTGAGCTCTCACCAATCATGAACATGCCGTCTTGGTTGTATTCGACGCCCCCCAATTTGCCCGTTTTATCGCTATTTGCCACAAAACTCCCTCCGGCAAGAATGGCGGTTCCGTCGTGTTTCAGCTCTATGCTTTTCGTCTCCTGATCCGTGCCGAAATTTTCGACTCCGGCCGCAAAAGCGCTTGGGTTGTTATCCATTCCGCTGATGTATGTTTTAACTTTACCGTCGACACTGCGTGCACCAATAACACTCGACAGGAGCAGTCCACCGGCAATATCCGTAGCTCCTTTCTGTATCGCATCGGTGAGGTACTTAACCGAGGGTGGGGCGTCCTCGGGATGCGGTCGGTAAGCGTGTGCTTTGTTGCCTTTTTCGAGCATTACGTCTTTTACGTCGAAGAAGGATCCCGCCCCCCGTGCGCAGAGGTATATACGTACTCTGCTGTTTGCTCCTGAGTTAAAATGAACAACAACATCCGATGCAGAATCGACAGCGTATTGACTTATTATACCCCACCAAGTACTGTTCTCGCTCCCCACGCCGACGCGCGCGAGCTCCGTTTCGTCGCTTTTGAAACTAAGCGTATAGTCCGTATTGCGTTCCACGACAACGTCCTGATAAATACCGTAGTGTCCGCCGCCCCCCGTAACATTTATCCTAAAAAATCCGTCCTCAAAGCGGGTAACGGTTACGTTATTCTCCTTATCCCACGCATCGAGCGAGGAGGAATTTTTAAGCATGTTTTTTAGCCCGTCGAGGGTGGATACCGCGCTGTCGATCCCCTCCTCTATGTTTTTCATACTTCCGTCTGTGGCCCGGAAGCGTATGTTCCCGCCGATTTCGTTTCGGGTCAGGTCGAAATAGGTGTTGCCGTCTGAAGAGACAATCCGGTCTGTTGTTATACGCCCCGGAAGTATCTCGGTAAAACCGTACAGCTGTGTAAAAGAGCGGTCGCCGTTATTTTCGCTGTTTAAAATACCTACTAAGAAGAAATAATACCCGGGCTTGTCGTCACTATCCATCTTGATGGGGGTTTCAGACAACATCAATGACCCCGAATCACTTGTTTTATCACAGGCAGCATACAGGTAATAGGCCGTCGAAGCATCCTCCAACACATCCGATGAAAATTGGTGAATAAGCCAATATCTATATGTGTTTGAATCGTGATTTGTCGATATATTCTTTATACCGAGTGTCATGTGTTGCAAATAAGAATCCCTCGAAGAATGCAACTGCTTAGAAAACTTGTTGTAATTAAATGTAACGATAACCGGTTCGGGGTACACATTACTATCGACGAAACGGAATTGAAGACTCTCATCCCCTACAAGAGCTTGCATTGTGTTAATCGTTATCGGATTAATGCCTTTCGAGAAATTAAGAATTGAAGATGAGAGCATGTCCATTGTTTCCCGGACATCGCGCCAACGTCTTTCACTATATTGCTCGATAGACCTTGTTTTGCGTTTTAGCTCCTTTTTTACCTCTTCTTTGTTTTCTTCTGCTTTCTTTTCAATGGCTGCTAAGCGAGAATAGCGAGGGCTACCTCCAATAGTATAAGTTGCCTCGAAGTGATTCGATAGGTTCTTTTCATATGCCCTTATCCGGGAATGAATGCCATTTTCTCCAAGTACATCTCCCTTTAGCCACACCTTTTGACCAAGCGAGAAATCAAGCCCACGCTCAGCGCAATAGATAGAACGTGTGCGAACTGTCCAAACGCTTTCAGAACCGAGCTTATCCATAAAGCTGCGAGCGGCTTGTTCCAGCTCCATCTCGGCTTCGGGTATAATATGTGGCATCGCCCCCTCGGGATTGAAGTTAAAGAAAAAGAACTCATCTCCGATTCTCGGACACAGGGTTTCATTCGGGACATAGTTCTCATCCTGCGTGTGCCGGATTTCATATGTATTCGGAGAATCTTTTACGATAACCTCGAACTCACGGCCAGCCAAAAAACCAGTATTAAATGCAATCATCAAAGGCATCCCCGGCATAATGTTGCTTTCTCCTATATAGAAAGGAGAATCACCCTGGATAACAAAAGCCACTGTATCTTGTGTCGTAGAACCGTCTCCGGAATAAGTAACTTTACTTACGCTACTTATTTTGTTTTTTTGACGAGGATATATATCCTCGAATATATGCACCTCTTCTACAATTTTATGATTCGGCAAATTAGGGAATAAATCCACATATCCCCCTGTATAAGGGGGTATTCTAAGCCTACGTTCGGCAATATTATCTACAGCTCCCGAATAAGAGCGATATGTAAATGGTATATTCCGGGTAGAACCGAAAGGGTACAGCCGAGTAACAGGACGGTCACCGGATAAATTCAAGTCAATAGAATCTAACTCATAATCATATCTAAGCTCGACCTCTGTATTTATCTCAAATGTGGCAATGTTTATAGTATCTGCATCTATCCACCACTCACATTGATAAGCGCTTGCTATTGTGTTTAGGGCTGAAAATATGTCCAGATTTTGAAAATGCAACTCCTTTACTTCACTCGGACAGAGACCCGGCACAAAACCGCCTCCTATAGCATTGTTGATGTTGTTTATTACTATCTCGAGGAACTTATCACCCGGTGCAGTTAAATGAAAATCAAGCTCATCCATCCCTTGATTGGAATATTTTAACTTGAAGTCCTTAAAACGCTCGGTTTCATCATAGAATGTAAGATTATACTTAAATCCTCCTGTACTTCTATTAACAACAGGAGAGTAATCCCGATTCAGATAAAACTTCTTTTCCGAATATACAATGTAATCGCCTTTTTCAAGATATAGAATATCGGATAGCTCAAAGTCAATAGTAATACAGTGCTCTACCATTATCTCTCTGCGTTCTGTAGCTCTATCAGAAACAGGGACATCGGATATGGATATGTTATCTCTAAATATTTTCATGATTAATCAATAGCTCTATTTTTAGGATTTGCCTCTTGAAATTTAATTGTCACCTTGGCTATTTTAAGGTTTGACTGCATAAAACTTGTATTTGCTTCGTATATGAGCCTGTAGGTAGCATTTAAATCGGGTACTTTTAAAAGCACTAACCCCTTTTTCAGTTCCGAGAAGAAAGCTTTTAATCGGGTTACAAGAGACACCGAAGAGTTTACAAAACAAAATGTCAGAGTAATGTTTCTGGCCGACACCCGGGGATTTTTAATTAACACCTGAACACCGTCCACAGCCCGACTCTCGTTTGTCGTGTATGGCTTCATAGTCTCTCCTCCCAAAAGATTAGCATATCCGTTCTCGTCAAGTACGACACCCCACGTTTCGTAAGCATCATACCCATTTATAAATAAATTCCCATTCATAACAATATTACTCCTGTCCCATCGTTTGTCACTTTCGCTCCATCCCCTTCAATACGCACAACAGCGTAATTTTCCAAGTGTATATCTGCCTTTGCTCCGTGCATGAGTATTACTTTATAACTCCTTTCTGTGCCGGAGAAACTTAATACAGCATTAGAATTAATAAGGGCTACATCTCGGTTCGATACATATATATCCTGTTTATCGACATAGACACCATATTTTTCTGCAAATTCAAAGTCTCTGAATGTTTCTAAGGGAGGAAAGTTGTTTCCCAAACAAAACTCGACACCTTGCGGAGAAAAAAACAGATGAGCCAATTTTCGCTCATTGTCAGCATGCAAAGAATTGGAACAAGCCCCTAATTCGATGGCTTTATTTATTACTTCGTACATTATAGCCTGTTTGTATTATTAATGAGAACATCTAACTTTGTGTTAGTGTCTCGTATTAATTTCGTGTTTTTATTAATCTCGTTTAGTTCACTCCAAGCATCTATCGCAAGTGTTCGCATCTCCGCAATATCAGTTGATAGCTTCGGGAGGTTCAGCGTTATAGTAGAGTTAAGAGCCTTAAGAATACCGGTATTCTCAATACAGGCAGTATGTATCCCGGTCAAACGGCCGTCAATTGCAGCGGCTTGGTCTTGAGTTATCTTTTCATATGCTCCATAAGATGCTGCGCCTTGTTTCTCTCCGCTCTTGTCTGATATGTATTTCCCAAGACCACTCCGCTCCAATTCCTCTCCTGCGGAATTAACCATAGCCTCAGCTTGAGCAATAAGATTTTCTTCGTATGTAGTGATAATCCCATCAGACATAGCAGATTTAATTGTGTTGTAAAGTTCGGAAACCGAATCCTTCAATTTACTTTTAGATAATTCAACGACTGCAGATTTAATCATCTTTTTGACAACATCTTTCACCGCATTGGCTCTATCTTCTCCAGCTGCCCATGCGTTTACATAAGCATCTGCGAATTCATCGATAGCGCTTTTCACGCTTTTACCCATGATAGCTTCCGCAGCAGTTTCTCCCAGTTTTTTGATGTCGTCATTTATAACATCAAGCTTGTTCTCATACTCTTTAATTTTCTTGTCATCCTTATTTTTTTTGCTTTTTTCGGCTTCAATATTTGCTTTTATAAGCTCAGCTTGCCGCTCTTTCATCCTCTTGAGTTGCTCAACATGTTGTACCTTGTCGGAAGCATATACATCATCAATAGACTTTTCAAGCTTTTTGTAAGCTTTGTCTAACTGCTCAAGCTCGGCTTTGTTTGCTTTTATAGCCTTGTTCGCATCGCGAGTTTTTGTGTCAAACACTTTTACTGAAGATGTTAGTAGCTTTATGGAGCCGGCTATAATATCAGCAGGGTTGTTTGTTGCAAAGATTCCAGCTGCTAACTGTGCAGCACCGGATGTCATTTCTACAATACCATTAGTAAGTTCCTCCGTCTCTTCGTCCATTTCAATCCCTAAGGATTTAAGCCCATCTTTCAACTGATGAAACATGCCCTCAACCATTTGAACAATAGCCCCTGCAGAGGCAACAATACCTTTAGCAGCATCTTTCTTGGCCGCTTCATCTGATTCCTTGTTATATTTCTTTATAGAATCAGCTAAGGCCTCGAATGGGTTCTTTGAAGCTATCTGTTTATCTACTTCTTTAAAACCATCATTTATTTCTTTCATGATTGCAGGGTCAAGTTTCATATCCTTGACCTTGTCTTTTATAATATCCCTAAGACGCTTCAGCTCTCTGACGCTCAATCTTTCGAGGTTTCCAAATAACTGTACCCACTCATCAGATTTTTTCAGAAAATCAACATCCAATGCCCCGACGGCCTCTTGATGTCCCTTTTCTATGGCCTTTGAAAGCTTCCCGCCATTGTGTTTTGCGTCGTATTCGAGTTTTTCCTGCCATACAGCATTTAATTCGTCAAGTTCAGACTGATAATCTCGTACTCCTTCAAGGATTTGCTCTGTCTGAGCTTTGATTTCGGCTTTGTCGATTTTTGGAACAAGCTCATCATATTGTTTTTTCGTAATGCTACCGCCCTCAAGCATTTTATTCACAGCCTTGCGCATCTCTGCATAAGTATTCTTTATTGCTGCCTGTTTGCGTTTCTCCGAATTTTCAACAACACCTGCTACTTTTTCATTTATCTCTTCCAGACTTTTAAGCGCAGCCTCTTCTGCTTTTAGATTTTCTATTTTTAGTTTTGATTCTGCATCTTTCGACATGTCGGCAAAGGCGCTCGTCTCCTCTTCTGTCAGTGAAGTAATAGTAGGCTTGAATTTTCCTTTACCGCCTTTGCTCTCCCAGATGGAGCGTTCATGCTCTTGCTTGGCAGCGAGCAAATCTTCAGCTTGACGTTTCAGCTGCTCCTTCTCTTTTTCGTAGTTCAGTTCATTTTGTGCCAATATTTTTACAAGACCCTCGTTTTTAGCATCAATTTCAGATTGCGCTTTTTGAAGTTCGAGGTCTTTTGCGGCTCGCTCGGCTTCTCTTTTCTGTTTTTCGAGTTGGGAAGTATAGTCTGTCTTTTTTGATGGAGAACTTATGTTTCCCCCCAAATCCTTATAAGCTTTCTCTTTGGCTTCAAGTATATTCTTTTGTTCAAGATATTCACGCTTTGTGCCCTCTTTCTTTATCCGAGCAAGCTCTTTTTTCGCCTCTTCGTATTCTCTTTTTGCTTGTTTTTTTGCATCGGAGTATGACTGCTCCGGTTTAGATTCAAGCGAAGCAATATTATTTCTTATCTGGCTAATCTGAGAATTAAGACTGTTTAGCTTCAAAATGTTTTGCTGCGTTTGCCAATCAAAACCCTCCCATTCTGTATTTATTTCCAGAAGTCCGTCTTTTACATTAAGTAAAGATGTTTTTGTGAGTTTTGTACTGTCGGCTATTCTCGCATTTTCAGGAACTTGCTTTTCTAATTCTTGATACTGTCCTTTTAACAGCTCTAATTGTTCTTTATAGTAAATCTTCTTTTCTTTATCGGATTTACTTTCAAATTCAGCTATTCGGGCCAGCTCTTCTCGTTTGACTTTCTCTTCTTTCTTCAAACGCAATAGCTCTTGTGCCTCCGAAAGTTGCTTTGATAAATACAATGCCATTCCGCTATTATTCGGAGTGTTATAGGTAGCCTCAATTTGAGCCTTTATCGCTGTTACTCTTTTCTCAGCATCTGCAAGAGATTTATTGAAATCCTGTAGCTCCTTCTCGTCAACAGCTTTGTTAATGAGCTTATCTCTTTCGCCGCTGCTCATATTCTTGAACTCAGAGAAAGAAATATTTTTAAATGACTCAGGCATCTCTTTTTTTAACTCCTGCCATGCTGCCACCTGCTGATAGATCGTGCTCGTTTCGTCGGTTATTACAGAAATAAGTTGATTGGTTTTCGATATAAGATTATCTTTCTTCTCACGGGCTTTCTCTAATGATTCATTATGAAGACGCTGAGCTTTCTCAACGGAACTCTCAGCGGTAATAAGACGATAAATGCCATACACAAGACCAGCTACAGCGGCAGCAGCAAGAACATAAGGGTTACTCATAATAACTTTATTTAGGGTCTTTTGTACCCCTATCAGTCGAATCTTGGCAATGGTCAATAAATTGGTATGCGCCTGCTGAATAGCTTCAGCAGTAGTGATTTTTATTGATTGAGCAGCATATGCTTGTTTTACAAGAACAGCTTCTCTCATTACAGCCATATTCATTCGTTGGAATGCGGCAACAGCCATTAAAGCCGCTTTGTAGCTTCCATAAGCAACAACCAAACCTCCTATTTCACGGCCTATTTTCTTATAATTATCCACCAGATAATTAGCGCCCTCAATTCCTGCACTGATAGCCCCCTCTGACTTCTGCCCCATCTCGTTGAGCATTACATTAAAGGAGTCTTTCAGGTTAGATATTTGACCGGTAATCGATTTTGATTGTTTCTCCATTAAGTTGGCAAACTTGCCATCCGCCATGCTCATGATAGCTTCATTGAACTCTTTCGCTCCAACTCTACCAGAAGAAACGAGCTCCCCGACTTCTTTTTTTGCAACTCCGAATTGCTTAGCCAATTCCTCTGCAATAGGGATACCTCTCCCCATGAACTGCCTAAGGTCTTGAGTAAACATGCGACCTTGGACCATCGTAGTGCCATAGAGATAGACGAGGTCATTAAGAGGTATAGACAGTCCCGCCGCTATATCCCCAAGTTTTGTCAGTGTTTGATTTACATTATCGGCTGATATACCATATGCAAGAAGCTGCTTTGCTCCCTCTGTTACTCCCTTTAAATCAAAAGGAGTAATTGCGGCCGTCTTAACAAGTTGAGACATTAAAGCATCTGCCTTTTGCTTGCTTCCAAGCATCGTCTCAAATGCAATCTCTAATTGTTGAAACTCTCCACGCACTCGAGCAATATCTCTGACAAACTGAGTCGCTTTTGAGAAAGTAAATGTTATGCTAGTCTCAGCTCCGATTTTTTTAAAAAAACCATCTATTCTACTTCCCTCGTTTTCAACAGAATCTCCAATCTGCTTAAATGAGTTTTTCACAGACTGAACATCAATTTTCGGTAATAGTCCTCTGTGAGAATGTAACTGCTTTCTTCCAATTCCATCTAACAATCGCTCAGCCTCTAAAGCTTCTTTTCGGAGCTTATCTAAATCTAACCCTGTCTTAAACCAATTTGCCATTTATTACCTCCTTATTACTTCTTCTGTGAAATTACCGGGAATATTTGCATCTTTTGAACTATCAAAACGTGTATTGTCCTTTTTGTCCAAGTCGTAACTCGGGAGCGCTGAGCTGTACATCATTACATTAGCATAGCTCATGTTCAATACATATTTAGGTGTAAGCGTGTAATTTTTACACATGGCCATCACTAATCCCCAGATGCTGTCATTTTTGTCTGCTTCGTTATGTTTACCTCGTTTAGGAAAATGATAGTTTCTAAAAAAAAACCTATCTCCATTGTGTTTACAATACTATACATCATATCGAAAATCTGCTTTGGAGTACAACGTTGAGATAGTCTTCTTGACAGTCTCTTTTGCCGATTGAATAAGGTAATGCCGAATACCGACACTCTCGTTCTACGTTTGCCAAGAATTAAAAGAGAAATAATATCACTCAAATACTCCGACTCTTTGGCATATTTCAACCCTAAATGAATAGTAAAATCTTCTCGAGAAAGTGCTAATTGAGGCAACGTACTAATATACTTTGATACCTCGATTAAAGTGGCAAGGGTGACAGGTGGAACTTCATATTGTTTATTCTCAACTTGTACCACTATAGGATTTTCAAGTATTGTATCTGCTGTATTTTGTTCTATGCTCATAATATTCTAAAATATGTTGCGGAGGTAAGACTCGAACTTACGACCTCCGGGATATGAACCCTGTGAGCTACCAGCTGCTCCACTCCGCTGTTATTATGGTTAACCTCCACCATCAGGACGTCTTTCCGTTTGTCAGTTGATTTCTCAACACGAACTCTACGATTTCTTGAATTTGGTGTAAAGTTCCCCATCGGAGCACTCAAGAATTACAAATTCAAGGTCAGCGTAATGCCCCTCTTCTTCGCTGTAACCCTCTTTATAGGTTACATTGGACTTCCGGATTCTCAGACCGGTAGCACCGACATTCTTTGGTGTCAGCTCTACGCTGTAAGGGTCGTTTATGATAAGGGATTTAACCTTCAGCTCTTTCTTCCCGGTGTCGTGCGTTGCACCAATCAAAGTAGCCAAGAAAGCGAAGTCCGGTTCAATAACACGGGTTTTAAGCGTGATTTCACCCTCTTGCACTTCTTGTGCTACAACTTTCCCTCCGGTGCGCTTCATGGTCATTTTTTCTCCCTCAGCGGACTCAAGAGAAGTCGATTTATCCTTGATAGTTCCGATGGAAGTTAGTGCTGTTGACATTGCATCAGATGCAGCGGTTTTCCCGATTTTTATGGAGCATTCGCTCCAAGACATAATAAGATCTGCCATAGTTTTTAATATTTAATTGATTATACATTCATATTTTACACACATCCAAGATGCAATTCACAATACAATCTAAATGTGCGTATTACTTCATCTTCTTCCGGCTCAATGTGTGATTCTGCATTTTTCAGATACAGGCATATAGAGCTTGGATTCCTTGATTTCATAAGCTTGTACCAAAACAGACACGGTAGCGCCTTCCTCTACTTTGGTACGAGCGAAGTTCAAAGTATTTGCTTTGTTCTTTCTTTACAGTTCTACCGCCAACTGCGCCTGCCTCAAAGAGCACATCTCCTTTCTTTACTCCTGCAATAGTAGCAGAGAGGGTCAATGTGTCATATTCGGCATTCCCTTTACTGATAGCCGAGATGGTAGCACCTGCGATTCCTGTGCTTAAATATATCCCTACATAAGCAAGTGAACCTTTGGCGATTTTCAGTGTCGTATTTGAAATGTTTTTAACCATCAAGACATTCACTATCGGAGTAGCTTTTCGCATTTCCCGTCTCCGGCTTCTTCGTCTGTTCAAACCCTTGATTTGCGAGCTCCTGTTTGAAAGTCTCATATCCGGTCTTGATAGCTTGAACAAACTCAGATACCTCGTTTTCGTCTTTGAATTGGCGACCCGACAGCGGGATGCTGTAATACGATTCGGGGACGTCCGACCCGATTAATGCTTTGAATTTTTGGGATAGAGTTTCATGCTTCCGCTCATTCGATAATGACGCAATGGAGCTCGATAGTGTTTCAATTTGCTTGGTGAAACTTTCCATCATCACTTTTATGGCATCTTCGGTATTCGCGGGAGGATTAGGCTCTCCTTTCCCTTCCAATTCAGCTAATTTCGCTTTCAATTGCTCAATTTCAGTCTTGTTTCTTTCTGCCTCATTTTTGAAAGCAGTTACCCGACTGTCGGCGAACCTTTGAATTGATTTTAGCATTTCTTCCGCCCCATTTACGGCTGGTTCGATTGCCGATTCTTCTTTTACGAATACAGCGAGTTGATTTGCTACCCCCTCGATTGTTTCCGTACTTAATCCCAAGTGTTTGTACTTGTTAGTAAGACTTTGTTTGATTTTTTCTTTCATTGTTTTTTTATTGTCAATTTTAATTCTACGATAGTACGATTAGAATCCTGTCTTTTTGAATAAAAAAAGGCCACTCCTATAAAAGGAATAGCCTTTGGCTTGGTTTGTATATGTATAATTATCAAATCATTTTAACCGGAAGCGGATAATTTCATTACCTCCGTTTTACATTCACATTTACGACATTGTACTAAGATTCTCTGCCCGACACTTAAAGCCGGTCTAATAGACGTGAAAAAATAACCGCATTTCGGGCATCTAATCTCATCCTCAATTCCATTATAACTTATCCCGCCTTTCCTCATTGTTTTTATTACAAATTTACTTCAAAAGAATCACATAATAGCTTAAATGTGGAATACTTTCACAAAAACATAGCAATGAGCTCTATTCTTCTCCTTTTTCTATCGTATTTTGCTGGTCAATAAGCTCTAATTCGTCGTTAATTGCATCTGTTAGCCCAGCGAGGATAACACCTTGTTTTCGCGAGGCGATTCCACCGCCCACCGCATTTACGGCATCGCTTATGTTTTCGCTTCGGTTGTCAATCATAAATGGGACAATCTCCACCTCTATGTCGATGGTTTCGCTCACATCTTTCATTGATGGATACAGTACGCCGACAGCCGAAACAAGAAAGTTCACCCGACGTTGTAGATATTCTTCGAGGTCTTCAGCATGATTGCTTACCTGCATGTGCGCTCCCATAAATACGTATCGGAAAGCCTTGCCGCTTACTGCGTTGCCCGTATTCTTCATGTACTCCAAGCTAACTCTCGGCGTATTTGTTAGCGAGTAGGCTCTTTCGGTGAGGTTGTCGAGCTCCATCTTTGCCATCTCCGGAGATTGCTGCCATGTGAGATAGGAAATTTCAGCTCCATTCTCAAGCTTCACAATTTCAGAGCCAGTACCACGATTGAGAATGTCGACTACTTCTCCTTTTGCAGTGAGCTTTGGGAAGAAATTGTAATCCAAGCAATCGGCAAAGTTAGAAAGTAGCGTTTCAATTCGATTACGGATGGTTCTGATTTTATGGCAATAGGGCTTGTCGCGGTAGATATAGTTAACAGGTATCTTGATGAATCCGTGCTTGAAAGTGCTTTCTATCTGGTTGTCTCTATATATGGTTACGTTTGAGCTGTCGATAACCATAAATTTTTCTACCGGCTTGCCGTTTTCTGTTACCTTGTATTCACGTGAGAAAGCCAACATGTCGCCATATTCGTCGAAATAGGGATATAGCTTATCGCCTCGGAAAGGTGACCAGAGAGTCACTTTCATTTTTTTCTTCGGGAATACGGAAGGAGCAATCTTTCGTAATATCTTACGCCAAAAACCACTATCTTCTACCGTGTACCAATATTCGGCCACCTCTTTTTCTGACAGCCACGAACGCATGATGCGTTTGTTCAGATATTTGATTTTGTTTTGTCGGCAAATTCTTCGGACAATATCAAGCATATCAAGCTCTCGTTTGTCTTCGGTTTCGCAAATAAGCTTCGGCTCATTGCCTACCGTGAAAGCAGTTTGCACATTTACGATGTCTTGCTCAAGAGGGATAGTGATACGGTTTACCTCTTTGAACTCATACCGTGCCGGAGTTATCACCTTTCCGTTGTGGTCAGTTACAGCAGGCTCAATTTGGATTTTCCGTTTGGGACGTTTCTCTATGTTCATCACATCATGAAGGTCTGCATCCCAATCGGCTAACAACGCATCTCTGTCGGGAAGTGGGGTTTTACGCTTTTTCAGCTCGGCTATCCGTTCGGGGATAGGTAGCAGGTTGATTTCTTCTATTTTCATAACTTAATAAAATATGCCTCGTATATCTTGGCTTTTAGGTTGTTTTTTTAGTGAGAACCATTCGTTCATCATATACATATCAAGTAAATCGGGACTACTCCCATTCAAATATTTTTGTTTCATCTCGTCTTTTGCTATCAGTCGAGTAGCTTCCTCATCGGCCTTAGCTCGCTTTTTTATAGCCTTTCGCTCGTACATCAACCGCTGGCGGACGGTCATTTTATCATCGTACATTTTCTCAGCGACCTGTTCAGAGATGTAGGCTTCTCCTCGTGATGCACGTTCACCCGAATAAATGTAGCATTGCGTTTTCAGATTTGCAAAGAGACGATTGTCCCCTGTATCAATCGAACTACTACCGTTGTGAAAAGGGATAGCGCCTTGGATAAATCCGTTTGTTTCTCCACCGATAAAAGCACCCACTCCGTCCGCATCATACAAAATATTGGAGTTTCGGACACGATGTTTCTCTTTGAAAGCCAAAATCAAATCGATTACATCTTTTCCTGTGCTTTTAGGATATATTTCCACATCTTCCCATCGATAACCTTCAAAATATCCGGCAATCAAATAGTTGCTGCCCTCCATCGCAACATCGACAATAATACGCCTATCACCAGGTTGTACAAAACTATTTGTAAATAAATCACGGAACGAATAATAATCATATACATCATTATCATTCAAAATGACTTTCCAATTCCCCATTAACAGGCGCGCTTTTTCTTCTTCTGATTGAGAAGCTAAGTTACCTAAATAATCCGGGTTTATTTTCAACAGTTCCTGATTGTCGTATATAGACCCGCCAATGAACGTTACTGACTTAATATAATGGTCATATGTAGTTAAACCATTCGACCCCTCAATCAACGGATTTAGATAGTATGCCGCTTTTTCTGCTACTTCCTGCTTGCTATCTCCCCAGATAAACGAATCTCCATCACGGACAAAGTAACGGATAACTCCTTGCCTATCGGGAATAGGGAAGCCTGTATCTTGGTCTATCCACCAGCTTATAAATTCAGCCACCCAACTATCCGGGTCGGGATTGCAGGTTGCACGAACATAAGGCTTTACACCACAAGTTGAGCGATTGCGAGACAGCAAATAAAAAAACATATTCTTGCTGAAATGGGTCAACTCATCAAAACATATCAATGTAATCTCTGACCCCTGCCAGTCATATACGTTTTTTTCATACTCCAAATGCGAAAATTTTATCTTCGACTTGTCGCCAAAAAACCACTCATAAGAACTACCTCTCGCCGTAGCATCTTTTATTTGAGAATATACCTTTGTAGAAGCATCCCAAAGACCACCTTCGCTCTTTATCTGCGTGTATGTACGACGGAAAAACACCGTCCCGAACCCTTTTACATCTTTATGCCTCAAAGGCTCCAAAAGTAAAGCGAAAGTTTTACCAACTCCCGCAGCTCCACCTCCAATTACAATGTCGGCAGAGGAAGATAAAGCCATCATCTGATAGCCATCTTGGGGTCGTATTTTATTTATCACTGTCCCTACCATTGTCGGGGAGCTCAAATATGGTTACTTGATTGATGTCTTTGCCGTTGGTTGTGATGTCGAGTTTCTTGCCCTCGATAATGGACTTACGCCACTCTTCATCATGATTAAATAACCATGTGGATAGGGCTTGAATGTTCGGGGGAAGCTCCATGTCGCTTTCCTGCATAATGGCTTTTTGTGTGGATAGCACCTTGCCCGTACCGCCACACATTGGACACATCTCATCATTTCCACCACAGCGGCAAGATACATCCACGTACCGTTTCACGATAGTTTTTACTTTCTTGCCTCCGAGTGCAGCTTTGAGATACGTATCCCTAACAAGCAGGTTAATCTTTTCTCTTCCACGTGCTAAGGCTTCACTAATTCGCTTTGCTCGTTCTGTAGGGCTACCGTCCTCGTCGGTTTCATTTTTGTACTCGCTGAATTTTTGAGGTGTCAATCCCTCCCCGAACTCTTTAACCAAAGCCCAAGCGATGTTTCGGTCTGTCATACCCTTTTGAGCCATTTCCTCGATGACTTTATAAAACTTCGGGTCGCTGTAATCAAATTTCGGTTTTGCCATAATTTATGATAGTTCGTCAATTAGTTTTACGAGATATTCCCCTTGTATGAATTTATCATCTGGATTGTATCCAAACCGGAGCATGAAGTTTTCTTTTTCGGCATAAGATTGAAAGTTTACCATTACGTAACTTCCCATATCTTTAGCTTTGTTTTCCGCTTCATCTCTGATTTGTTGTTTCATCTCTCTTACATCTTCCATCCGGGCTTCTTTTTCGATTTGCTTTTTATCATTAATTGGAGCAGATAGTTCTTCGAGTGCATCAGCCAAATAACTTTCACCCTCGGTTTGCATTGTGAAGTCAACTCCGATAAGTGCCAAGTCTTCATCTGTCAATCCGGCATCTTTATAGTCAATATCGGGTATCATTTCACGAAGAGCATCGTAGTCCCATGTCCCTTGACTGTTTGGGTTGTTGAGCATTATATTTAACTGTTTTTCAGTCTTCAAGTCCACGTTGATTAACTCCACTTTAAGGCGATAATCATTCTCATGTGTTTCGGGGTTGTATTTGTTTAGTTCATCGAGAATGGATAGTTTTTGGTGTCCCGATACGAGTGTGTTGTGCGTTTGTGCGTTCACAACCATACCTCCAACTACGCCGTATCTCTTTACACTCTTTTTGAGTTGCTTTCGAGCCTCTGGGGATATGGTTCTTGGGTTGTAGTCGCTTGGCTTGATTTCCGACCGCCACAACTCAACTGTTTCCGATTGAAAGTATTTATTAAGTTCTTCCATTGTTTATTTCGTTTTATAGAGTTTTAGTGCTTCGTCTTCGGTTAAGGGGCATGATAGTTCCCTTTCTTTTAGCTTTTTGAATGTGTCAAAATCATAAAGTATCTTTTCACTTGCAGGGAATGATTCAAGCATCTTCTTGAGGTCTCCCGGCTCGTTATTTCTCATCCATAAATAGCAGTCGATGTTGAAACCTACGCCGCCACTGGCATTTTTTGAATACCTCACAGGGTCAGGGAGCTTATTAGCTCGCATATACGCTATCACCTCTTTATTTGTCCATTCGGAGAGGGGGTAGACTTTGCTCGTCTCGCTCATCCCATCTTTGTAAGTGTTAAGCATCAATCTCCGATTCATGCTGTCGGCTTTCTTCATTCCGTAGAATGTGTAGTTTATGCCGTATTTCAATCTCATAGCCTCATCTACGTGTGCCACCTTAAATACCTTTACCTTTGGGTTCGGTACGCAGAATATGCCGGCTCTCAAAATATAGGTCAAATTCCAATGAGGAACCTGTACAATAGTTATTTTCGAGTATCGCACCCTTGACCAGTTCAACCACTTATTTATGTGATTTAAGTCTTTGACAAAATACATAAAGACACAGATTATTTCATCGAAATATTCGTGCATTAGGTCAAGAGCAACAATACTATCTTTACCACAAGAGTAAAAAAGTATTGCTCTGCGAGTTTTGAGGCTCACAGAGTGCAATACTTCTTTTGTTTTTGCGATTTTATCCATACGACTAACCGCCAGACATGCCAAACGCCAAACGCATATCGCGATAGCGCTGCCGGCGACTGATGAATTTACCACCTCGCCCAACTACACCGCCGGACGATACGCTCGCAGCACGCATGCCACCTGTGTAGTTACTTGTTGCATAAGTTGTTCTTCGTTTCATTTTCTACTAAAAATTAAAACTGATTGAATTTGCGCCGACCTACCCCGAACGCTGGGTTTTAAACAAAAAAGGCTACCTCTAACAATAGAGATAGCCTTTGGCTTGGTTTTCTTGTATAAAGTTTACTTGTCCTTTTTGAGATTGGTCTCTACCACTTTGCCCAGATGATATACCACCTGCCAAATGCAGAAGAAACCTTCAGGGTTCGGTATAAAATCATCGCCTGCCACGTCAAAACGTGCATCTTTACCCTCTTTGGTTTTAAGAGGCTCAAAGGTGATGTTCGTAACCTCAACAACTGCCTCGTCTCGCTCTTTGGCATAACCTACCGCCAAATGTAAAAATTTATAAGGTATTGGCGAAAACGGGTAAACGCCATTGTTATAGATGCAGATTTCTCCGAGCGGGTCTTGGTCAATAAGAGTGTCAATGTAATATAGACCTCTTTGGCCGTTTTCAGACCAAGATTCGAGATATTTCAAAGCAGTGGTATCTTTGATTTCCCGGTATTCTTTGTCCTTTTTACCTGACAGTATTTCATCGAAATACTTTTGTTTGATTGGCAGATAAAGCGTGTTTTCTGATGTTGGTTGTACCATAGTGTTTGTTTTTGTGCACAGCGCAAATTTACGATATAAATTCGTGATATGCAAGTTTTTGAATTATATTTTTTACAGATGTTTTTATTTTGCGTCGAATGCCCACCGACAGACTGTAAATTGTTTGCCGGCGGGCGGTTGCATCGGCATTAAATGGCTTCTTTCAATGAATAGATGTTCTCAAACATAATCATATCAAGCAAATCACGTAGAGCATCATACACGGGGGTTAAACCCGCCGACATCGGTTCAAGTAATTTGTCAGCGACACTCTCGGGGTAATGCTTGTTCAACAATTGACGTATATTGTCAAAAGCGGCACTAGTTGCACGAATGGCGGAAATAATTTCAGCGGTCTCGTTCGATAGGGTGATGTTATGCGTATTCATATTCTTGTAGATTTACAGGGTTTTTAATTGATTGATAATAAATTAGCTTTTTTGAAACAGCGCCACTCTTGACGTTCGGTG